TTACAGCCAGCAGGCAAAAGTATGCCGCGTATGGTACGGATTACGGCGACGAATGCCAGCACGTTTTACAGCAGAGTCCCAGCGAGCTGCAATACTGCCCAGTGAGTAGTGTGCTTTTTGGGTTCCGTTTCGTACCCGCGGCATAAAAACGAAATGGACGTTCTGCTTCTCAGTCAACCCGTATTCAAGGTGATGGAAAGTAATCTCCGTTTTCAGGAAACGACCAGTCAGTTCGTGCTGGGCTAATAGCGCGCTAATTGCTGGTTGAAGCAGTGTGACAGTTCTGAACCCCGCATCCGTTTTAGGTGGGCCAAACATACCCAGGGTATTGAGGTTCCTTTTTACACTTACGGTACCGCCTGCCAGATCAATATCTTCCCAGGCGAGCGCGGCAAGCTCACCATGCCTCAGTCCGGAATAGATATCCGTGGTATCGAACACTATAGAGGCGTTGAACTGGCGGAACTGGCTGGAGTCGAAGAGAAAAACTGGCACAAGACATTTGGTGACCACTGGCAGGCTATGCACACGGTTTTTGAATCGCTTGATAGAAATGCTTTGCTCAAGGTTTCGCGATCACGTTCACAACAAAAGACGACTAATTTTGAACAAAGTATTGCAAAAGTAGAGAAAATAGCGCACATTTAAGTCTGATTTGATATTGTGTTACATCTATAAATAAAACCACGCACTGCGTGGTTTTATTGTTTATGAATTCGTTTTAGAAAGACGTATGATGTAATCCCCGTCCTTAAGCAGATACAGGCCATGCGCTGATGACATCTCGCTGATCAATACGCTGACCTGTGCAATAAAACCATCGTGAAGTGTATAAACATTATTGGTATCCTCTAACACTACAATCTGAAGGCCGTTGCTATTCCCCACTTGAGTGTAAAAAATATCATGCTCTCGAAACAAGCTTTCATACTCTTGCATGACATTAAAGGGTCCAGTCAATCCGAACTGATGGCTCATATTATCTCCGTTTGTTTTCCAAAGTTAACGGCAAAACATCAATTACCGTATGGAACATGTTCATGTAGTTCAGATGAAAGAGCAACCATCTTTTGGATGGAATGGCCCTTTTATAAGATAGCATCAGAAAACTTACCCCTTTTATCTAATTGCTTCGATAGCTAATTGTATTGTCAGTAAATTATCAGTGAATTTAGGGAGATAAAATCAATGGATGAAAACCCGGTTGAATACTTTTTCAATGCTGACGATGACTTGGTTGATTATCTTGAAAGGCAGGGTGAAGATGCGATACGAGAGATTCAGGCCTCAAATAAAACAAATATCGAAAATGGTTACAAGCTTCTAAGTATCCAGATTGTAGGTATTGGATCTTCATTTCTGCTTCTTACGCAGAAGACGGATTTTGATTTTCTTGCTTTCGGGATTGCAACCTTCACGGTCCTCTGGACCTGGTGTGCTATTTATCTAGTTCACACAGGACTGTCAGTAAAGATGAGGGCAATGATTAGTGCTCCACCACATACTCTTTATACCCGAGCCTTTAAAAACATGAAGCCAGAAACATACGTGATATTCCGTAATGCAGGATATCAAGGCGATGATAACAAGCTGCAAATTATCAGGCGTTATCGACTAGTTAATCTCACTGACACTGCAAAAGAACTGTTAGTACAAAATGAAAAGCTGAGGACATGCCTTGAAAAAGCGAGGATGTATACGATCCTTGCTCCAGTAGTTGCTATGTTAGCTTCCGCTATTTCTTTTTGTATTCTCTGATTGAATCAGCAGAATCACCTATAAAGACACGTTGAGTGGCAAAATCTGAAGTGCTTTGTGCAGGCACCGGCTTCTGCTCAACCGGTTGCTGTGATTTGCTGCCACCCTGTTTTTGCTTTTCTTCTGACATAAAAAACTCCGTTTTTAAATGGTTACTTTTGGCTGTTTAACAGTATCAAAAGCGGATAAATACTGCCAGTCACACAACTAATAGCACCATATGGACCCTAGCATACGCCGGTTTTTTTAATTCAGGCTCACGGGAATCATCCGCCACGGGCTTTGTTGATAAATCCAGCCCGAGAAGCCTGACCCTCTACACACGGAATAACTATGTCTGAGCCAATCACAATTGCCAGTGGGGTGACCTCCGCTACGGTAGGGATCACTTTCGCCACTATGTTCCCGGAGGCGACGCCTGGCGTAATGTTATGTGCGCTTGCCGGGTCGGCAATGTATGTGCTGACCTCAGAGCCTCATCAACTCTGGAAGCAGATGCTCTTTGCGGTCATCTCGTTCATGGGCGGCGTGTTCTTCTCCGTTCCCATGGCCAAGATTCTCGCCGGGGTAATTAACACTGCTCTTGGGCTGCTGCAGCCGCCGGTCAGTATCGAAGTCTCACCGAATGTCGGTGCGCTGGTATCCGCTTCCATTTCCGTCGCAGTCCTGCTTCGAATCGTCGCCAAATCTCGGCGCGGCAAGATGCCCGGACTGGAGGAGGAAGGGAAATGACATGGCATTCCGTCATCCTGGACGCGAACGCGATCATCTGTATGGCGATCGTGATGCGTCTGATGTTCTTCAGTAAAGCCGGGAAGACACACCGACCCGGTTACGCGTGGATGGCTTACCTGCTGATCCTGTCGGCTGGCTTCACCGCTTTCCGTATCCTTCTCGGCCATTACAGCAACGTTGACCCGGGTGAGCTATTCCTCAACCTGGCAATCTGAATTGCTGTCTGGCGAGCCAAAGGCAACCTGGCAAAAGTTGTAAGGGCTGAATGATGACCAAAGACGATATCTTCAACAGCATCCTCGGCAAAGAAGGTGGTTACGTTAATCACCCGAACGACAAAGGTGGTCCGACGAACTGGGGAATTACCCAGGTAACGGCGCGTGCCCATGGCTATACCGGTGATATGCGTAACCTGACACGCCAGCAAGCTCTGGAAATCCTTGAGGCTGATTATTGGTATGGGCCACGCTTCGACCAAGTGGCTACCGCCTCCCCATCTATAGCTGCTGAACTTTGCGACACCGGAGTGAACATGGGGCCATCAGTTCAGGTGAAATGGTTCCAGCGCTGGCTGAACGTATTCAACAATCAGCAGCAGCTCTATCCCGACTTAATTGCCGACGGTCAGATTGGCCCTCGTAGCATCGGCGCCCTGAAATCATTCCTGGCTAAACGCGGTAGCGAAGGGGAATCAGTATTGCTCTTTGCACTGAATTGCAGCCAAGGGCAGCGCTATCTCGAGCTGGCAGAGCAGCGTCCGGCTAACGAGTCATTTGTGTATGGCTGGGTACGGGAGCGTGTGAGCCTATGACCAAACTCAAAGCAATACTGGCAGCAATCGGGTTTGCGATCCTGATGGTGCTCGGTGCTTTCGGTCTGGGCAGCATGCGGGGCCGGGAGAAGGCCGAAGCCAAAGCGGATAAGCAGCGTACCGACGATAACGCAGCCGCCACCAAGGCAGCCGCTGAACGCCGCGTCGAAGTAACCAAAGAGGCCAGCAATTTACAGCAGACTGTTAGCCACATGCCTGATGACGATCTTGATCGCGAGCTACGCAGAAACTGGACCCGAAAAGGTTGAGGTCATCGATACTGGTTGCGACTGGGTAAAGCCAATTTATCTCACCGACAACGATATCACCGTTATGAACGCGCGGACCAAACGTGATGTGCTGATTCATAACAAAGCGTGGCAGACGAACTGCCAGAATGAGCAGAGAATAAAGCTGTAAAGCAAGTAGACCTCAGTAGCCGAAAGGCGTTAATCGCAGGAGAGCAACCTGCACCCGAGTTTCTCGTCGTGAGCCAGCTTCGCATTTGGTTAGGGTTAATGAATCGAAGTAGCTCCGGGGAAGCATCGGGAAGTCAATCCAGAACGGGTTATGGGCGGTCACAGGGCGACAGCACCTCAAAAGCTAAACGCGGTTATATCGAGGGTATGGCATTCATAACTCTAGTAAATTGGTTTACAACTACGATATCTTACAACCTCTCACTTAATAAGGAGGTTTGTATGACAGATTATTTTTCTGGCCTAGGGAGTAACTCGCTCTTTCAGAATCGTAGTTATGCAGTCATGAAAAAAAATGATGTGTATGTCGCAGTTCATGATGTGTATAACAATTTATTCTTAGGTGCATATAACGAACAATACCAGGATTTTTTAGCTCAAGGTTTTACTCCTTGGAGAACTTACTGGGCAATCGACTCAAAGTCTGCCATAGAGATGGCTAAAGAATTTGACAATCAAGAGATAATTCGACTTCAGAGTGAAATTCAGAACCTTCAATCACAGATCACGCAACTTCAGCAATCGAGAAAAAACGATATCGACTTCAATAATCTTGATCCGTTGACGGTGCTTGGTTTTAAGAGTGGCGAAACGCCAACTCCAGAACAACTTAAAACAAAGAAAATCAAATTTTCGGCTGCCCTTCATTCAGATAAAGGTGGGAGCGATTTTTTAATGAAGCTCGTTAACACCGCACTCAATAAGCTAAAGTAATCCACTTACAGGCAATATTAGCAAGCCGCCTACGGGCGGTTTTTTTATTGCCATCAGCATGGGCAGGCCAATGTAATGGCGATTTCGGAAGGGATAAGCACCTGAATATCCTTTCCAGGCGGATAAAAAGCCTTCTGCTTAGTTATGACCTTACGTCATAAGATTATGAATACTTCTCGAGTGTTCTCCGACGTTATCGATCTTCCTGTTTATACTTTCAAGGTACTTCCATAGAGCAGTTTGCTCGCTTTCAGCTACTCCTGTTTTGCAAAAAACGGCGAAATGCTCACAGTTATTCAACATGAAATTATATTTTTGCTCTCCACATCTGGATCTCGCTCTTTCAACTACTTGGTCGGGTGTCGCAAGTTGATATCTGAACGAATTTAATTTTGCAGCAACCTTGGCGGCAGACATTGGAATGCTCAAAAATCCAGGGAGCAGCCATTTAAGAGGGCTGATAGGAAGTTGTTTGGTTACATGGTTTGACGACTTTACTCCTTGAGAGTATTTTTTTTGAGCGTGATATTCAGAAGGGAATTCGACTATTTCAAAATGGTTATTTCTCTTCAAGAAACCTTCAAAGTCAGTTGGTTGTATTTTCATGCTATCACCGCCCGCATCGCTTTTTGGTGACGTGTAATGAATGACCTCATTCGGTGATACAAAGACAGCCCAATGCCAAAAGGTAAGTTTGACATTCATTATATCTTCTGTGCGTTTGGTCCGAATTATGTCGCCACGAACTGGGATTTGTAATTTCATACTTCAACCATAATGTTTTGAAAGAGTTGTAATTATATGAGGCCATCACCATAGACAGAAACAATGCCATGTCCATAGTGATTATACGCTTTTACCGTCAACCGTAACGCTGGCATCAGCAGAACTATTGGGTATGTAAATTTTGACTTTTGATCCATTTTCGGTAGTCACTTCAATCGTGACAGATGTTGGTGGTGCGCCAGTATCATCACCAGTGAAGACAGTAACGATCTCTTCTGAGGTTTTATCTTCAATGATTGGCATAAGTGCGCCGTTAACCAATCCAACGTAAATTTTCACGTTGCCCATCAGCATCTCCCAAAGGTATTTAAATGGCACTCACCGACAAACAAGATATGTTCTGTCGCGAGTACCTCATCGATTTAAACGCCACGCAGGCGGCTATTCGGGCGGGGTACAGCGTCAAAACTGCGAACCGCATAGCCGGCCAGAACTTGTCAAAACTTGATATTCAAAACAGGATCGCCGAACTCAAAACGAAGCGCAACGAAGTTGTGGGTATTGATGCTGATTATGTGCTCCGGCGCTTGGTTGAAATCGACCAGATGGACGTGCTGGACATCCTCAATGACGATGGCAGTCTTAAAGCGATCAGCCTCTGGCCAAAGTCGTGGCGAACCACACTCACTGGGTTGGATATTAGCACCACGATTCAGAACTTCGACGAGGAGACGGCGGAAACCATCCTCAAAAAGGTTAAGTGGCCGGATAAGGTGAAGAACCTTGAGTTGCTCGGTAAGCACGTTCGTGTGCAGGCCTTCAAAGAGCAGGTCGAGCAGAAAGTCGTAGCGACTCACAACGTCATGCTGGTACCCACCAGCGACAATGTGGATAGTTGGGAAGCGGCAGCGCAGAAACAGCAGAGTGAGATTCTTGGTGGATGAATTACAAAGCCGTCTGGAAACCTTTGCCGGGATCGCAATCGCTCTCCCTGAGCTGCCCATGTAACGAAATCCTCTATGAGGGAACGCGCGGCCCCGGTAAAACTGCAGCGCAACTGGCGCGCTTTCGTCGCTTGGTCTGTCTGGGCTATGGCTCGTTCTGGCGTGGCGTCATTTTCGATACCGAGTATAAGAACCTCACCGACATCATTACCCAGTCAAAGCGTATGTATCGCCTATTTAACGACGGCGCACGCTATCTGGCATCGGCCAGTGAATTACGTTGGGTGTGGCCTACTGGCGAAGAGCTGTTGTTCCGCTTCGGGAAGGAAGAGGGCGACTACTGGGACTACCACGGTCAGGAATTCCCGTTTATCAGGTTCAACGAACTGACAAAGCAGCAATCGGCTGAGTTCTACGAAATGATGTTCTCCTGTCGACGTTCGTCGTTCCGCCCGGAAAACTACCCGCTGGATGATGGCTCGCTACTCAAGCCGATCCCCCTGGAGACGTTTAGCACCACAAACCCCTTTGGCATCGGCCATACTTGGGTGAAGAAGCGCTTCATTGAGCCCGCACCACGCGGCACCATCATTCGCGAAACGCAGAAGGTGTTTAACCCGCAGACCGAACGCGAAGAGGATGTGACGCTGACGCGAGTGGCTATTCACGGCTCGTTCAAAGAGAACCCGTATCTCGACCCCCAGTACATCGCAACGCTGATGGCCATCAAAGACCCTAATCGCCGCAAAGCATGGGTAGAGGGCTGGTGGGACGTCACCAGCGGCGGGCGCTTTGACCACCTGTGGAATGAGTCACTACACGTCATTAAGCCGTTCCGCATCCCGGATTGCTGGACAGTTGACCGCTCCCATGACTGGGGCGAGTCGAAGCCGTTCTCTAACCTCTGGTGGGCGCGCGCCGACGGTACCGCCGCAGAGTTGCCCGATGGCCGTCAGTTCTGCCCGCCTGCCGGGTCGCTTATCCTGATTGGCGAGTGGTACGGCTGCCCGCCTGATGAGCTCAACAAAGGCCTGAATATGTCGTCCACAAACGTCGCTAAAGGCGTGGCGTGGGTGGATAAGCGGCTGGTGGGCGAAGAGCTGGCTGAACCCGAAGAAATAAAGCTCTACGGAATCACTCAGGGGCAACTGAACATCATGCCCGGTATCTGCAAGAAGGTTACCCCCGGCCCGGCTGACGGCGCAATTTACAACACTGGCGATGACGAACTCTCTATTGCCCAGAAGATGGAATCGCAGGGCGTTAAGTGGGTTCCATCCAACAAGAAACCAGGGTCGCGCGTGAACGGCGCAGCCCTGTTTGCTGACATGCTTGAGGCCGTCATTGAAGGTAAGAAGCTGGAATCAGGCATACCTGAGAAGCCAGCATTCTACGTGTTTGACTACTGCCGGGGGTGGATAAGCCGCGTGCCGGTGCTCGTTCGCGACAGTAAGAACCCTGATGACGTTGATACCCAGCAGGAAGATCACGATTGGGACGGTACGCGATATGCCGTCCTGCATTCACCGCCGAAGAAAGTCGGCAAAGTCACCAGCCTGAGGCTCTAACCCCATGCCTGATATTTCAACACCCAATCTGGACTATGGGAACATGGTGCAGGCGTGGGACATTAACGACGCCCTTATGGGCGGCACGCTGTATATGCGCCAGCTCGGTGAGGCTTATATGCCGCGCTGGCCGAAAGAAGACAAAGAGGACTACAAAAAGCGCCTGGCCGTGGCCACGTTACTCCCTGCGAATGAAGAGACGATTAACCAGAACGTTGGGCGGGTGTTCGCGGAGCCAGTTCAGTTGGGCGAGAACGTCCCGGATGCACTGCGCGAGTTCGTGAAGGGCGTGGATCTTGAAGGCAGTCGTCTCGATGTATGGGCGCAGGCATTCTTCAGTCTGGCGATGCAGTACGGCCTTTCTCATGCGTTGGTGGATTATCCGCGGGTAGATGCCGAACAGGTGAAGACTAAGGCTGATGAGAAAGCCACCGGTGCGCGGCCATACGTAACGATGCTCAATCCCCGACAGGTAATTGGCTGGAAGTCAAAGATGACTGCCGGCAAGGTCGTGCTCACGGAGCTGCGTATCAAAGAGGTAGTTGTCGAAGATGGCGACGACTTCGGGCAGACGAAGGTTGAACAGATTCGCCTGCTGACGCCCGGGCAGGTGCAGATTTACCGCAAGGCCACTGGCGACAACGCCCAGGTGAACTGGACGCTGCACGAGGAGTGGCAAAAATCCCGGCAGGACATCACGCTGGTCACGCTATACACCAAACGCACCGGGTTTATGTGCGGCTCTCCGCCGCTGCTCAACATGGCGCTGCTGAATGTTAAGCACTGGCAGAGCCAGAGCGAGCAGGACAACATCCTGCACGTAGCGCGTGTCCCGTTGCTTACGGTATTCGGCCTAGAGGATGGGCAGGAACTGGTAATTGGCTCTTCGTCTGCAACTCAGTTCTCCGACCGTCAGAAGCAGGGGCTTGAGTTCGTTGAACACACCGGCACTTCAATAGCATCGGGTAAAGAGTCGCTGACCGACCTGGTAGAGCAGATGCGTCAGGCTGGCGCGAAGCTGCTGCGTACCGACAATACTTCGCCAAGTCTGTTGACCAGACCTCAGAAGAGAAGATGCAGGAGCAGTCACCGCTCTACACCATGGCAACCAGCCTCGAGGATGCGATCGACAACATCCTGCAAATTATGGCTGAGTACATCGGGGAATCTAAGGGTGGTAACGTCGATGTCCGCACCGAGCTGGATGTCGAGTCGAAAGAGTTCAACCCGCCTGCTGCGCTGGCTATTCAGTCACTGCGTCAGGGTGGTGATATTCGCCGCGTGGACGCCATTAAAGCACTGCAAAAGCTCAACCTGATTGATGCTGATGCGGATCCCGATTTGGTGCTGAGCGAGCTATTGACAGAGTCATCTTCGCTGACCGAACCACCACCGGACGAGGTGTGACATGGTGCGCTCCGTCAATGACCGGCTGCAGGACGAGACCATTGCACACTGCCTGAACCCGACTCATTTATAAACTGCAGAGGGCAAGAGCCTACTCGTATGGTATTTTAGCACCCGCTAATGCTGCAAACAGTTATCCCTGTGGTTAAATTCATACATTTTTTGTTGTTATTAGAACAACACACCCCACCAGGGGAGTTTATAAAATAATAGCCAGCCATGCATTGTTGATTACTAACAGTAAGGTAAGGTGTATTTGCAGGTGTTTGACGTTGGATTGCAAGCCATGGAGGCACAGGAACAGAACCATTTTGAATACTATTCCAGATTTTATCCGTGAGTTGGTTTGCTTTTGATTCTGCAGCAACTTCATAGTCATGAATGTCGTGAACATTAAAAGTTCCCGATTTTAAAACATCAAGTGAAGCTTTTAACATGTACTCAGCTAGGTAAGTATCTTTCCCCCTTTTTTCACACTGAACAACGTGTTCAAGTTCATGCAAAGTTAAATGTAATTCATTTTTATCAGCCCAAGGGTTTCCATTTGTAGTAAAAAAGATGCGGTCACAATAAGAAACGGAGTTGTTTATTCCTGTATTAACATTATTTGCGAAAGTGACATTGCTAAGATTCGCTTCATAATAAGGTTGGACCAACGCAATGAATTCTGGAGTGAAATGTTGTGCACTGTTGTTTGTGTTTACATATAAATTAGCGAGATAGGTTTTAATTGGTGCGGCTAAAGGCGCGGCTAATATAGTCGTTACACATTTAGATATATCAGCTAGGCAAGAATTTACATCTACCGAAGGTAGTGTGTTTTTGATTGTTTCACCTGCTTTTCCAATGTCACCATCAACTTTCGGTAAGCATGCACAAACGAAAGCCACACATTGCTCGTATTGATCATCTGGGCAGGCAAGAAGTGCCGAACTAAAAAGGAATAAAGATGATAATAACTTTGATTTGTGCTTGTACATATGTTCACCTGAAAATTTAATAAGGTACACTGGCATAATGTGAACAGCTATATAGATGTATATAGTAACCGTAATAATAAATAACAATAAGTAAATCGTAGTAATTTATTTGTTGATATGGTTAGTTTGTTTAATGGAAATTTCATCGCGACCATGCAGTTTACCTTTTATATAGTTAACCATTGCAATCAACGTCATTCAGAGGAGGATAGGCGTATTGGGTTGCCTGGAAGCATGCTAGATTTAGCCATTACATTGACATATCCAGAAGTAACTAACAACGCGGATTTTACTGTCCCCTATAATTCAGATGTGATTATGTTGTACAAATAAAAAATAGCCTGGATTACGGCGGCAACTCCCCAGGATGCCAAAAACGGTTATCAAAACCCCAAAAACTATAATAATAATAATAAGCGGAGTAGAAAAATGATAATAGCTAGTTAAGTGTGAATTGGTAGGATTATGTTTTTATATCAAATGGTTGGCATTAATCTGGCTGGAGTAGCTGAGCTACCTGATTTTTCACATTCCCAATGTCACGCTTCACGGCGTGCCATATAAATTTATCAGCCGGAATGGAACCGTCGGCTGCAATTTCTGCAGCTTCTTTCCCTCCAACGTCCTGCCTTATCCATTCACGAGCAGCCTCTGGTGACAGTACCAGTGGCCGCCTGTCGTGAATATCTACCAGTCCTTTGTCGGCAGCAGCCGTCACTATCAGAAATCCTTCTGCTTCATCTCCACGTTCGAATGGTGTGCTGCCGATTGCCGCCATGAATATCGGCTGGCCATCAGCTCGATGAATGAAGTAGGGTTGTTTTTGGTCGCCTTCCTTTTTCCATTCGTACCAGCCATCAGCAAAGCAAATAGCGCGCCCATGTTGCCAGAGTGGTTTAAACATTCTGCTGGTGGCCGCAGTTTCAGAACGTGCGTTAATTAGCGGTGGTTTATCCCACCATCCCGGGGCGTATCCCCAAAGCACTGGTTCAAGATGCAGCTGCTCGTCACGTTCGCTCAGTAGCAGAACTTTGGTACCCGGCGCGACGTTGAATCGTCCAATAGGTTCCGGATCGTATGGAATGTCGCGTTCGGCTTCTTCGGCGAGCAGGGCGAGATAGGCCTCTCGTGTCATTGACTGTGAAAAACGTCCACACATAGAAACCTCCAGCCAGATGTCAGACTGAAAGTATAGGGCAGAGAAAAAAGTGTTGCGCGCCAGCAAACATGAAAGTCGTGTTGTGATAGTTGATGAGCCATTTACATGCTCTGTAAATGTAACCATCAAGACTCTGGAAAGTGCCTCGCCGAAATTATCTTTTAGGAATTAGGGGCTCGGATGGGGCAAATCTTGGGGCAAAACGCCATTTGGGGCATGAAATGGGACAGGTAAAATGTACTTTATTGGAGTTTAAGGTAGATAAGTGAAGTGGCTAACGTATTGAATAAAATGAAAATATCACCATTTTCAATGAGTTATTTGAGGTGGCGCTACTTGTTCAGGTTGTATTGTTCTTTCTTTGTAACTTGTTGATTATCTTGCATTCTTACCGTTCTCAAAAACCAAAAGGGGCATATAATGGGCAAACTTCAATCACAGGGCTAGTTGGTTATTCAACATTGCAACCCGATCGTCATTCATTTCTTCAATCCATGTACTGTAGACGTCGTACACTATTTGCGCGTTTTCATGCCCCATCTGATTAGCTATAAATGATGGGTTCGCTCCAGCCGATTACAGCCAGCAGGCAAAAGTATGCCGCGTATGGTACGGATTACGGCGACGAATACCAGCACGTTTTACAGCTGCGTTCTATCTGGCATCGATGCTACTCATAGAGTAGTAAGATTTTTGCTCTCCGTGACCAGACCAGAATAAACTGTGAACCGAACGATTGAATAAAGGTACATGGTCCCGGACAGGAAGAAATTAATCAGTTGAAAGCAGATATTGAAGCGCTGAAGAAAATTGTGGAGCAGTTCACCGCCAGATAATTCAGTTCTGAACTATCAACGAGCAATGTCAGGGAGCGAAAAACGCAGGGTGTGGCGAACTGCCGCAACCATGCCGTATGCAAGAGCATGGCTGCGGCCGACCGGCAAGCGTCCGATAGTGCGAGTATTGAATGATTGCCAGTCACAGCGGATGGTACTTAAGCAATATGACGGTTCAAGGTGCTTAATCTGAAACCAGCCACATATCAGCCTCTTCAAACATTTTTTGAACCGTTCGGCTTATCTGTTCTTTTTCATGCTTGCTGGCGTCAGTGTTGATCGCCGGAAGTGTCATCATCGGTTTAACCCGAACTTCAGCATCGGGGAAGATCCGATGAACCCTCTTGGTCAATTCGCCGAGAATAATATCTTTTGCGCCGGGCAGACCATCAAAATTCCTTTTGTCATAAACGAGTTCCACGAACATTGCTTATCGCTCTTTTACTGGATTTATATACAGTATTTATACTCTGTTTTTACCTGGGTTTCAAGAGAGGACGTAATGTTGTCGTGACGTAGCGATACATCAACGCAGGAAAGCGGGAACCTTACCATCGATATTATCTGCGCATCGAACTGTCATTTAGGGTAGTCATGTAGGATAGATGCGTAGAAACATAGGGTCCATTATGTAATATATTTTTTTGCGGGCCGATTTATTCTTTTTGAATGTCCTCATTTAAAAAATAGTAATGATACCCTCATCGCTTAACGGGTTGTTTAAATGACTCCTTGCCAGGATTCTTCCTTATTGGCTAAATATTCCTCTATCTCTCGCCTGTTGGCAGGAGATATAGCCAAAATGTTTTTTATTCCCATTCTTATCGAATGCCACATAAAAAGGCATTGTCTCTGCATCTTTTCTTAAAGTGTAGTTGATGCAAGTCCCATTGATTTCCGGAATATTTATCTCACTATCTGGTTTTCCACCTGCGGCAAAAACTGTAGATTTTATCGCATAAGGGGCATAGGTTGCTTGCACAAGTGGATCATTATCAAATTTCATAAAACTGAAACTACAGGCGCTTAATAAAGGAACAAGTAAGTTTGCCTTTTGCGGCAACGTGCTGAATGTTCTGGCGGGAAAAATGTCCGCACATTTAAGACAGGAATCGTGAGGGATAAGGCGTAGAAACAAAAAGCCCGCAACGATATGCGGGCCAGACAGCTTAGCGGACTACCAGTACCGAACACTCCGCGTGACGCACTACAGCCGCGGCGTTAGAGCCCAGCAGGTAGGTGGTGATGTCAGGTCGGTGTGAGGCAATAATGACCATATCAGCCGGTAATTTTTTAGCGATCTCCAGAATCTTGTCTTTCGGCGCACCTTCTGCGACATGAACGTGCACTCTGTCCGTTGGGATATTGAACTTCTTGATAATCTCTTCCAGTTGAGATTTCGCTTCGGCTTTCAGATCGTCCATGGCCGGTAACTCTGCCGAGTAGGCCAGTCCCAGGGAAGCGTAATAGGGCAATGACGGAATAACGGTCAAAAAATGAACCTGCGCATCGTCAATCTTTGCTTCTGCTTCAACATGGGCAATAACGCGTTGAGTTAATTCTGAGTCTGAAATATCGATGGGTACAAGAATCGTTCTGTTCAT